ATCCCTCTTGAATGCTCTTTTTGTTTGCTATATAATGGTCGTAATTGGTAGGTCCGAGAGGTTCTGCTATGCTTTATGTAAATGCTAAGACAACCAAGGGTCAAACCCGAAAGGAAAAGCTCTTCGGGCAGAACTTTCTTGTTGCTCCTGTGGTAGCACTTGTAGAAGGGGTGATTCATCCCTCCAATGCACCAACTCCTGAATTGGCACTTGCCGAAGAGTTCGGGAAATTCCCTGCAGGTTGGAATGGTCGTCCTGTTACCATAGGACACCCCGAAGTCAACGGCCTGAAGGTATCTGCAAACAGTCCTGGCGTTTTGGAATCTGAATTCGTCGGTATGTTATTCAATACCGTGCTCGACGGCCAAAAGCTGAAGTCAGAGATATGGTTAAATATCGACCGTGTCAATGACATGAAGGGTGAGGCCAAAAAGTTAATGGACCTCATCGAAGCCGGTGATACTGTTGAAGTATCTACCGGTCTTTTTATGGTCCTCGAGCAAGTAGAAGGTCAATTCGGGAACAAGAAATTCAACGGGATCTGGAAGAACGTCGTACCTGACCACCTCGCGATCCTTCCAGTTGGCGTTACTGGCGCATGCAGCATCGAAGATGGATGCGGTACGCCTCGAACCAATAAGAGAGGTGAACCTATGACAGACCCTAGTGTGACTGCGTGCACTGCATCGTCAGGAGAAGGGACGTGCGGCTGCAACGATTGCAAGAACAAGAACAAGATTTTCATTCCTACCTTCCAGGCTCTCGTGAAGAAGTTCAAGGATGTCTTTCGCATCCATAGCTCGGTTGATCCGAGCGAGGTTGTGGAGGTACAAGCATCTGAGAACGACGACCTTGTTACCCAAAGCGAGGGTATCAGCGACGCCGACAAACGTATAGCCCTCAAGGCTGCGTTGGTTGCCGAAGGGAGGAGTGGCTGCTATATCGTGGCAGTCTTTGCTAAGACGTTCGTGTATGAAGAGTTTGACCCGGAATCTGGTATATCCGGGTTCCTCGAGAGAGGCTACAGTATCTCTAAAGGTAAGGTGTCTCTCAAAGAGGGAGCGGTCCAGGTGCGTCCTGAAACCGTGTTTGTTCCTGTTACTAACCAGTCTGACAATCAGGAGGAACCAAAGATGGCAGACAAAGCAAAGGTGGACGCCCTCATCGCTAATACGGCGACGAAGTTCACTGAAGACGATCGCACTTGGCTTTCCGCTCTGACGGATGCCCAGGTAGATCGGATGATTCCGGAAGCGGCACCTGCCGCGAACGCGTCGAATTCTTCCCAGGCAGCTCCGCCCGCCACTCCGGCCGCGCAGCCTGCTCCAGCCCAAACTGCTCAGCCTCAGGCTCAGACTCCTGCGCGGCCTGTTACTGCTGAGGAGTACATTAACTCAGCACCGCCGGAAATTCGCGAAGTCTTGGCAAACGGTGTTCGCATGTCTGTTGCACATCGTGAACGTCTGACCGCTGAGATCAAGGCCAACAAGGCGAATCAGTTTACCGACGATGAACTCAAGACCAAAGGCATCTCCGAGTTGGAGAAGCTTGCTACCATGGCACGTGCTTCTACGGCCCCTGTGGCCAATTACGATGCACGTCCGGCGCCGAATAGTGTGACGCCGGTTGCCAATGCGGCCGATCGTTTTGCCGCTCCAATGCCGTCTCTCATCGTACAGAAGCCGGCAGCTCAGTCCAACGCCGCCTAAGGAGGTAACCTCAAATGCCAAAGACTATCATCCTGAAAGGCAATGGCATCCAGAAGGAAGGGAAGGCCGGAGGTACTATCACTCCTGGCCAGTTGGTCGCCCGGACTTCTACGGGTACTATTGTCGTCCACGCCGGTGCAGCACTTAACGCTCTCAAGGCGTTTGCCAAAGAGAACGAAGTGATCGGCAAAGACATCGACACGAACTACACTGTGAACGAGAACGTCATCTTCGAGGTGTGTCATAGCGGTATGGAGGTGTTGGCGAGACTGCCGGCATCTGCAGCTGCAATCGTCATCGGTGATTTCCTCGAATCCAATGGCGCCGGCTATCTTCGAAAGGTCGCCACAGATGCTACTGTGTCCGATACTGAGAAGGCTGGTATTGTTGCCATCGCTCTAGAGGCGATCGACAACTCTTCCGGACCAGCAGGCGTTCCTATCAAAGTGGAGGTGATCTAACATGAACGCCACGACTCCAGTTATCACTTCCTCGCCGGCTCAGATCGACTATTTGATGGCGACACCGAATGGCGACCGTATGCTTGTGGGCAACGGAAGTGGTTCAACCGCCATGAAGCGTCTTCTTCAGTCCGGCTTCGACGTCAACTCTCTGCGTACTTTGGACGTTTTGTCCAAGGATGAGTGGAAGATCTTCGACGATGCCATCATCGACGTCGCCCGCCAGCGTTTGACGGGCGTCCAGGATCTAATGGCAGCTGGTCTATCGTATGACATCCCGAATGGGCTCGGAACCACACAGGTCGAGTGGGAACTCGGTTCTGATATGGATCCGGCGCACGTGTCGATGGATGGCGTCACGATGGGACAGCGTGATCGCTACACCTACACCCTGAAGTCCTTGCCGCTCCCGATCGTGCACAAGGAATTCGCGGTGAATATTCGCGCCTTGGAAGCCTCGCGTAAGCGTGGTATGCCTCTCGATACGACCCAGGCACAGCTGTGCTCCAAGATCGTCGCCGAGAAGCTGGAAGACATGGTGTTCAACGGCCATGCTATTACGGTCGCCGGCACTACGATCGAAGGCTACCTCAATGCGACCAATCGCAACACTGGTTCTATCGTCGATTGGTCTTTGGTCGGTACCACTGGTGAAACCATCATTGCCAGCGTCCTGGCGATGATCACTGCCGCCATGGCCGATAAGATGTACGGTCCGTACACTCTGTACGTGCCGATCGACTATTACATCAAACTCGGCAACGACTTCAAGGCGAACTCTGACAAGACTATCCTCCAGCGCATCCTGGAAATCCCAGGCATCTCTGCGGTCAAGTTCTCTCAGAACTTGCCGGGTGGTGGTACTGGTAAGGTCGTTCTGGTTCAGATGACCCGTGATGTTGTCGACATCGTGAATGGTCTTCCTGTTACGACCGTTCAGTGGGAAGAGAACGGCGGCTTCACTCAGATGTTCAAAGTGATGGCGATTATGGTGCCTCGTGTGAAATACACGTCGACACTGCAGTCGGGCATTACCGTATTCAACGTGTAACAATAAGTTGGGCTGATAGCCAGCCAAGTATGACGCTTGGCTGGCAGCCTAACAGGAGGGTGTCATGGCCAACAAAGTTCGCTGTATGCTTAAGAAGGGTTTCAAGTACATGGATAGCGACCCTGTCAACAATGTCAATACACGTTATGTAGGTCCGTGTGAGGTCGAGATTACCCAGACCATGTACGATGGTAACCTCGACGCCTTCGAGCCTTTGTCGAAGTCTGTACCTACCCCATCGACTGTTGATCTTTCCGGAGTCTCGGCTGCAGCCGGCGAAGAAGGAGGTGATGGTGCCTAAGAAGATGAAACCAAAGAAGCCTCGTCCTGGCTATTAAGGACAACCCGCTAGACGCAGGAGTCGGCTATGCCTTTAGTGACGGAAGCAGAAGTCAAGAAGTTGATTGATACGCAGTTAGACGTAACCCCGTTCATCTTGACAGCTGACCTGATGGTCACGGAGGATCTGGCCGACTCCGGTCTCTCTGCCGATAGGAAAAAGCAGATAGAACTATATCTCGCAGCACATTTTACGGCATTGGCCGAAGAGAGAGGTGGCCTGAAGGTATCTAAGACTGGAGACTCATTGGAGAGCTATCAAGGCAAATTTGGTTCAGGTCTTAACATGACGCGCTTTGGTCAGCAGGCTGTCTCGTTAGACACCTCCGGTATTCTTGCAAACTCGGCGGAGTCTAACAAGAAAGCCTTATTCAGGGTAGTATAATGTCTTCTGTTACCCGTAACCTAAAACAGAAGGCTACTTACTGGCCTACGACGCCTAACGGCTTCGGAGGCTATAATTATAGTAGCCCGCAAGTTCTGAGATGCAGATGGGAAGATAAGGCAATACTATTTCGGAACTTTGCAGGAGAGGAAGTAACCAGTGAGGCCGTAATCTACTTGGACGGGCCTGTGCAAGAAGGAGGTTATCTGACGCGCGGAGAGTCCACCGCTTTGGATCCTACTACTGTAGGTGGTAGACAGATCCGTCGGTACTTTGAGTCTCCGAGTTTAAGGAACCAAGAGATCGAGAGGAAAGCTATTCTCTAATGCCGATTAGCGTCCGCGCAAGTTTTGGAAGTACTCAACAGACCAAAGCCGATATGGCTAGAGTCTTGAGAGACTTCAACCGTATCGTCAAGAACCTTGAGGGAGCTGTTCCTCAAGTGTTACTTTACGCTGCACAGCCTATCTTCGATAAGTCTCAGGTCTATGTGCCTTTAGATACAGGTCGCTTAATGGAATCTGGATACATGGAAGTATCCGGCAGTCGAGAAGATGCAGTCCTTGAGATTGGATACGGACGTGGTGGAGATCCTCCGTATGCACCTATTGTCCATGAGAACATGGATGTTCATCACGCTACGCCTACTCGTTCAAAATTTCTTCAGGCTGCAATTGACGAGCATTTGGATGACATTCTACCGAGAGCGGGTGTGCGTCTCGGTGAAGCCTTCTCGGTGTAATCATGATTAGTGCCGTCACTATCATTAAGGATATCTTGGTCGAGAAGGGAGTAGGTACTTTCAATGCTACTGGATCGATTGGGACGATCACTATTGGGAAGATGCCTGCAACTCCGGACGCTTGTGTTGTGGTGTCTCCTAGCGGTGGCGGTTCCCCTGATCCTAAATGGCGCCTGGATTATCCTTCGGTCCAAGTGCGAGTTCGTGGTCCGAAGAATGATTATGTCTCCGCTGAGACGAAGGCCAAACAGGTCAGAGCTGCTTTGCTCGGTCTCTTTAGCCGCATTATCCCCGGAGGCAAACTATACAGTGTTACAATGCCAGGAGATTACACATTCCTGGGATGGGACGATAACTTGCGTCCGGAATTTTCCTTGAACTTCAGGCTCATACTCGAGCTAGATGAAGTCGATAACCGAGAGCCGTTAGCCTTGTATTAGGCCAGTAGGAGGAGTGAAATGGCTGCGAAGAAGATTGATGTATCCATCGACAACGGGACCAATTGGTTCACTCTTCCTGGTGGTACAGGAGAGTTGACCAAGGAGGCCGGACAACTACCTGATACTGTCTTCGGACAGACTTATGAATCCAATGATTCAGGCCTCATCAATTGGGGTATAAGTGCAGATGCGGTCTATAAAGGCTTTCCAGGTTATGTCTGTGATCTGAAGAAGCCAGGTTCTTCAACGACCTTTACCACTGAAGCCTGTACCCTTGTATCAGGTAAGCGGTATCGCATCAATGATGTGACCAAGCGTATCTGGGATCGTACAGCAACGACTAACGTCTTTGACAACGGTGTTAACAAGAACGCCGAAGTCCTGTCGATCAACTTCTTGTTCGGCGAAGTCACGTTCAAGTCCACTTACACGGTTACCGGTCCTGTTACCGTGACCGGTAAGTACTTCCCGACGACAGTATTGGGTAAGGCACAAGGATATACCTTGACGCAGACGGCTAACCCAATCAATGACACTACCTTCGAAGCCGCTCAAGCAAATGGCGGCTACCTAACACATTCACCAGGCTTGCGGACGGTTAATCTAGACGTTGACGGTGTGTATGCCTTGTCAAGTGGCTTTGCAGCCTTACTGCAAGCACGTACCGAATTGATCATCGAGATCAACCCTGACGGTAACGGTAAGTCACTGGCAAGAGGGTTCTTCAAACTGGCGACTCAAAACCAGAGCGGTGATGTCGGTGCACTAGAAGAAGAAAGCCTTAGCTTCGTTCTAAACGTTCCTGATCCAGCAATCACCCCTCCAGTTGAACTACCATTCGGATGGTATCATGATCCAACCACGACTCTATCGACTGCGGTGAAAAACTGCCTCGATAGCTGGATCGCCGAAACGAAGGTTGACGTCCGTTATATGCCTGACGGCGTTGCAGGAGATAAAGGTGATGCAGTCATTACCGAATTGACCTTGTCTGCAACACTTGATGAGGTCAATCGGTTTGCAGTGAGCTTCCAAGGAGATGGTGCCTTAACAGCCTTCTAATAGCCTAATCGATGTGCAAGTCGACGGCTGATGAGAAAGGTTGACAGGCTTTAATTCAAC